CAAAAGTTCTTATCAGACTTTTATCCACCTTTATCATCTCACCAGTTAAAGGGTCTTCTTGTTCCACGGGTTCTTGCTTGTGCTGTAAAGCCAAATTCAGATAAGCTTTATCTTGTACCACGTTCTGTTGATAATCCGTAGAAATCATATGTGTCGGGTCGCCAACTGTTCGCGGTCTATCTTTATCTCTTTGAACCGAAACATCTGTCGGTACGTTTATTTGAAATACGCCCACATCATAACCAAGACGGACCAAATTCTCCATCCGAGGAATTATCTTCGCAGGATTTTCCCCTGTCGTATCAAACACCAGCGGATTCGCAATCATTAAATAATTTGCAGTGATCCTCCCAACAGCATTTGACATAGTGCTTCTCGATAATTGTTGAATGTTCATTTTTTTCATCTGCGTGCCAGTAGAATCGTCTGCTGCTTCTTTCTTCCCAACATACTTCATACTAATACCAAAAGCTGGGAACACTTCTTCAATATGCTCATCAGGGTTTGATACTTTAAAATCTTCTGGGATGCCAAGATTGCTTGATAAAAAAGATTTCCCCGCACCAGCAGGACCAAGAACAAAAATAGCTTTGAACGGATACCTGTTCGCATGAATCTTAGCTTCCTTCAAAAACAGTGGAGACTCCAACAAATAAGATTGCTTAATACGAGTTAAGAATTTCTCCCATTCTGATTCATGCTTTGCTTCATGCACAAGCTGTTTTAATTCATTAAGTTTATATGACATAGTTATTGCTTCTCCCTATCCTTGGCTTCTTTAGCTCTTATGGCATTAATAAATAGTCTACTGTTTGCTTTAACCCTAGCCAGATAACTCATTGCTTCGTCCCAAGTCTCCCACTCCCTTAAGGCTGCGAAGTCTGGTCCCATACTCTTCTTCAAAATTTCAACTGTTTCCTTCTGCCACTTGAGATACTCCTGATGAATCTCATTCTTAATGAGCTTTGACGATTCTGGATCATCAATCTTTTCCGCTGAAAAATCAATCATACCCTGTGCCTGATAGAATAATGTCGCTGCGTTGGACAACAGTTCCAACGTGCGAATCTCTGCTATCTTCAAAACCCCCAGCCCTAACCCCGCTCTGCGAAATGGCATTAGAATTGTGCTAAGTATAAACCCAGCTAAAAAACATAATACTGCTGTCACGTTCGCCTCCAAGTCATAGTATACACCATATCAAACATAATGTTTAGCAAAAAAAACCACAAGAATAGTTTCCTACTCTTGTGGTTCTTAAATTGTTATCGACACGCAGAGCTTCCCCCAGCGTTGAAGTTAGGAGAAAAACTTACTTGCGCTTACGGGTGCTGGTGGGTTTTCGTTTGCTTTCACGAACACGTTGTCGCTTGCTTTCACGAACCAATCGTGCAGCAACACGCTTCGTGATTTCTGCAACAAGTTCATCATTGTCCAGCTCAAGGTGAATGCCAGCAGCGGCGAGCGCCTTTGCCAAGTTTGCTTCTTCCATCGGAAGTTCTTCCTCGGGAGCAGGCTCTTCAGCGGCAGCGTCCATAGGCGGCTCTTCGGCAACAGCGTCCATCGGCTCTTCAGCAGGAAACTCTTCGGCAGGTGCCTCATCGCCAGCGTCCACGGCTACACCAGTTACATCAGTAATGGTAGATGCGAGTGCTTGTACAAGCGTTTCAACATTTGCCTCATCAGCAGGAGCTTCCGGTTCCATCGCAGCAGGCTCACCCTCAACTGCTTCGGGTTCTTCTTCCGCAGCCAGAGGATCTTCTTCCGCAGCCAGAGGATCTTCCATAGGATCTTCCTCTTCTTGCTCCAGATATGAATTACGATATTTGTCCAAAAAATCCGACTCGTTAACTGCCGGGATACCAGCCAACCCCATCATTCGACGGACCTGTGCCTCTTCTAGAAGGCTTTTACCAGCCTTACTCTTCTTGCTTTGTGCCATGATTATTTCTCCTAATCTTTAAAACGATTTTATGACGGGAATCACCCATCATTATTTGTTCTCTAATAAGTAGTGATACATTCCAGAAAAAGAAGTTTTATTGATTACTATATTCCTCCTCACCCTTAAACCGCTTACGCATCTTTTGTAATACTTTATCTTCGATCTGCTTTATCCTTACAAAACTTACTCCAAACCGTGGAGCAATATCTCTTAAAGTCATTGCTCCATGATTGTCAATCGCAATCAAGGCACAGTTCAAATCACCCTCGTGTTCTAGGTGCATCCGACATTCAGTATTCGGACAAGAAACATTAAGTTCCTGACATAGTTCAGCACATTTTCTCATAACTCTGGATTCTCCTTTTCAATAATATCAAATATATTTTCTAATTCATCTGCCGCAAAAGTTTTTAAAATTTCACGACCCTGTTTAACTTCTTTCTTGGTTACTTGTTGCTGCCTCTTACTCTGTCTTCCATCGCTCTCCTTATAAGAATCAACGAACTCTATTATGCTGGGGTCTTCCTCAAGATACCCTGTCACCAAGGCTCTAAAGAATTCACTCTGCCCCAACCCATCATATTGAAGTTTAATCTTCAATTCTGCATGACGCTTATCAGTGTCATAAAATAAAATCTTTTTATCTGTCTTGCCATATTTCATTAGCGATACCTCTTAAGAATATGAGCAGAACTTTCCGCCTGCCCCGCATCTGTCTGGCGAATGAAGACCGCCTTGGTCTGTAGCTCACGAAGTGTTCGTGCGCCAGAATATGAAAACCCGCTCTTAAGACTCCCCTTCATCTCTTCAAGAATCTTATTTACATCGCCCTTCCAAGGAACCATACTTGAAATGCCTTCAGGTGAGCTTGACGACCCACGCCAGTTCACTTGAGCATCCCGACTAGCCATACCCCGATACTGTTTAAAATTTCCATCGGTAGTTTTAACAAGTTTGCCCGGTGCTTGGTCAGTGCCTGATAATAACGAACCAACCATTACAAAATCTGCACCAGCGGCTAAAGCCTTCACCACATCACCAGCGTTTCTAATCCCACCATCAGCAACTATCTTTACATCACCCGCCCACTCAGAGCGAGCACAATCAAAAATAGTATGCAACCCAGGCACACCGTGCCCTGTCTGGATTCTAGTTGTGCAAATACTCCCGCCGCCGATGTTACACCGAACAGAACTAGCACCCCATTGAGCCAAGGCATCGAAACCCTCAAGGGTGGCTATGTTGCCAGCCATAATATGAAAATCTGGAAATTTTTGCCGCAAAATTTTTAACGCATTCCGTGTAAGAGAATGATGCCCGTGTGCCACGTCAACACACAACACACTTACTCCAGCACGAACCAGCTCTTGTGCCCTCTCAACAAAATCTCCTGTCACACCGATGGCACCACCAACAACAGCTTCAGCCGGAAGACAATCCACATGCCCACATTGTTCGTCAATAGAGTTGTATCTATGAACAATCGCCATACCGCCGTTGGCGTTCATCGACCAAGCCATTGAAGATTCAGAAATAGTATCCATCGGGCTAGCAATAATCGGAAACTCTAGATGGATATTGGTATCCAAATTATTTCCAATGTCAACCTCAGCCCTTGATTCAATGTCGCTATACTGAGGCATTAATAACACATCTTGATATGTTAATGCTTCCTTGCCAGCGATGTCTCTATAATAAGTGTTCACTTTTAACTCCTCTATTGGTCATCGTATACATTTTAGGAAAGTTGCCTCCCATTAACGAAGTGTTCCTAGACTTTAAGGCTACCACCGCAGATGGAAACGGAGCAGCGTTTTTGCTGTTACTAAACTTTAGACGCCCCTTTACAAAATATATTTCATGCGCTTTCATACAATAGTCGTGCCAATACTTTGTGTCTGTGCGGGCAGGGATCAAACACACAACAAGTGTTCTTGCTTTGCGACTTTCTTCAAAAGCTTTCCGAAGCCATTTTTCAATGTCTCGTCCATAAGGAGGATTCATGAAAACAGATTCACCTTCCCACGACTGAGACAGCCCATCATCCTCAACTGTAAAATACTTCTTGCACTTAGCTGTGGCGTGTGTGGCACACGGATCTAAAGTAAAATTATACTTTTGATTAAGCTCGTCGTAAAGATCCTGGGGGGTTTCCCAGTCACTCTTCTCGGAACTAAACATTGTTTTTTGTGTCTTCTTGTTCACTATGAAACTCCTTAACTATTTTTTGAGCTGCACTCCAACATAGAGGGCAATATAAATTTACTTTATCTTCTCTAACCACCACACACCAAGATGATACCATTTCTTTGTCGCGCTTGTCAAAAGGACTCTCGCAAGCAAGACAAGCCTCTGGAATTTTATCAAACATATTCATCTTCTGTTTGATTTCCTTAGCCAATCTCTTCTTAGCTTCTTTCTCTTTATTTCTTTTAAATTTTCTGGACATTACTCACCCGTACTACCCAACGCACCGTCACCACGATCACTAATCGTAATAGGATACCAGTACACGCTTTGGTCTGGAGGAAGTTCATATGCTCTGAACGCCACCACTGGAACTAACACAACCTGAGCAATCTTTGTGCCTGGTAAAACTATTTGTTGTTGATCCCCAATGTTATGAAGATCAATAAACACTTCACCATCGTAGCCACTATCAATACAGTGTGCCCCGACAACCAAACTTCTTTTCGCTGCCATACTGGATCTGTTCATAACTTGTAACATATATCCATGAGGAACCCCAAATTTTAACCCCGTTTGAAGCACTTCGTTTTTCCCAGGCTCAATTACCCGACTCATCTTGCCATTCGTATTCTCGGGGCAATAATAAACATCCAGCCCAGCATCACTTGGGTTAGATCGGGTTGGCGGTGTCGCCTGTGGTCGGACTCGTTTATATTCTATAATCATTATTCTTTCTCCTCGTCATCTGCTTTCTCTTGAGCAGCCTTCTGCATTTCTTTTAATTTTTCAGCCGTTTGTTCAAGCTGACCAGCAGCAACACCAAAAATCTTTGCTACATCGGCTTGCGGAAGAAAATCATCATAAGCATCCAAAAGTTTTCCAAAAGCTTCCTTCTGTTCTGCCCACCTATCATCCGTCTCTACACGCTCATCTACCTTCTTGGAAGCTTCACGCTGTTTCTCCAATTGTTCCTTGACTTCTTCTATCTTCTTCTTAAAAGCTTCAAGATTAAAAAGATTGTCATTATCTACCATGTTAAACTCCTTTATCCTAACAATTTAAAATTATGCTTGAGGCTGCGGGTGCTGAACCCCCACTGCGTATCGTAATCAAGCTTCGCCATGTAAGGTCGATTGATGTGAATTATATCACGATTTGGATCAATGCCCCAACATTTAATAGATGTGAGGGTGCTGGTTGCATCCGTCACCCTAAGAATCCAATAGACTTTACCATGCTTTGTTTTCTTTGGAATCACTTCCCTTGGCACAAACCAAGCCACGCCTAGATCCACATCAAATTCCCCCAACGGTGGAACAACGTGTGTCTCAAGCTCTTTTCTAATTCGGTCATTCATAATCAACTGCATCGGGAACACTCCGGTAAGAGAAACAAGATGCTCAATCTTTTCCTCATCAGTAAAGTTTCCCTCTGAACGACACACCTCTATATTCTCTGCAAGCTTCTTCGGGGTCTTCGGGCGTTCTACTGCAACCGCTGACCAGAAATGTTTTGTGCCACTAAACCTGTCGTCCATCAAACTATCCAACGCTTGACTTCTTACAAGAACTTCAACAGCTTTTTTGTTGAGTTTGCCGTAGACAATGTTCTCATCGAATAAGAATTCTTCAATAGTTGCAAACGGTCGGTGGTCTACTATCTGTTTGATAGCAGCCTCACCCAAGCCTTTGATTGAGGTCAGTGGTTGAATCAGAGTCTTGCCATCATCTGAAATCTCCCACACCGAACCAGAAGTATTAATATCAATTGGCTGAATCTTAAAGCTATGTTTCTTCGCTAAATTAATTGCTTTCTCTTTGCGCTTCTCTGGTTCCTTATCTAAGAACGCAGCCATCCACTCAGCAGGATAGTAATTCAACAACCACGCACACTGAAAACTAAGAATACTATAACTTACCGCGTGACTCTTATTAAATCCATACCCAGAGAAGTATTCAAATGTTTTCCAAAGTTGTTCTGCTTCATTAGCGCGAAGCCCCTTCTTGATACAGCCGGTAAAGAATTTCTCATGAAGTGTGTTCCTTACTGCCGCGCCCTTGCCCGTGCCCTTCTTGGTCAGCACCTTACGAAGAAGATTCCCCTCATCAAGAGAAAGGTTCTCTCCTAGCAAGTGAGCAAGCATCGCAATCTGTTCCTGAAAGATTAAGAACCCACATGTTTCTTCTGTCACCTCACGAACAATGTCATTGACATACTCAACGTTGTGTGGGTCTATCTTGGCATTGATATAATGCTTGTCCACCTTAGCAGACAGTGGACCGGGACGGAAGATCGCAGTCACAGCAGCAAGGTCAATGATGTTCGTCGGCTTTGCTCGCGTGCAAAATGATTGTGATCCCTGTTCAGTAAATTGGAATACCCCTGCCCAACGACCCTTATGAAAAATATTTTTATATACCGCTTGGTCTTCAAGGTCAATTACATCTGGGTGGAGATTATTATTATAAAATTCTTTTACATCTTCAAACGTCGGCTTCTTGTTCCCGCGATGCCTCTTAAGGATGTGGCGAATCGCGCCCTCGATCATACGAAGAGAAGCCAGCCCAAGAATATCAAACTTAATAAACCCCATTGATTCAAGATGCCGAACATTTTGTCCCTCACTCCACGGGGTCTGTCGAACGCCACCGCTATAAATCAAAGGCATATTTTTATGAAGGTCTTCTGCGATCACAACACCTCCAGCGTGACGAGAACAACTTCGGACCTGTCCTACTAGTCGCTCAATGTGACTCTTAATCGCTGGATATTTTTCCAAGAAAGCTTGCAGCGTCTTACTATACTTCATGACCTCTTCCCACGTTGGCGCATAAACACCTGAGACAATACCATGATCTTTTTTTGCAAGAGGCATAGCCTCAAATAACATTTTGCCTGTTACAGCATTCACTTCCGTAAACGGGATATCATAAAATTTAGAGATGTCCTTGACCAACGAGCGAAGTTGCAAGGTGTTCCAGTTTGAGATTGGAACCACTGTATTCTCACCCCACTCTTTAATCAGCAATTCTTTAATTGCCATCGGGTCACTAACATCATAGTCAATGTCAGGGTAGTCTGTGGCATCAGCACGAAGGAAGCGACTGAACAGAAGCCCATATCTAATAGGGTCAACCTGTGTAATGTTCAAAGCGTAAGCCACCAATGAACCAGCAGCCGAACCACGACCGGGGCTAACCAACTGAATTTCAGAAGACTTATCAGCAATCGCCTTCATAGTTAAAAAGTATTTGCTGAACCCTCGGTCTTTAATTACTTCAAGCTCCAGCTTAAGCCTATCAATATATTTCTGATGGTTGTCTAATTGAATGCTCACAAGCTC